TGTTTGTGACTACGCAATGTGCGTTGTTTAAGTCATCATGGATATGAGTTCCCCACCATTGATTACCAGGTCTTGGTTTATTTCTTACTTTTATCGGTAAGTCTGTGTGTTTCTTAACCTCTTCGCTGACTTGTTTTATCCACTCTTCTTGTGAAATGCCATTGATATGGTAAGTAACTGTTGGACTAGAAGGACATAGTAATACATACTCGCCTCTTGTACTTCTCCAACCTTTAAATTCTATACTGCCTGTAAATGGTGTTTGAGGATTACGTTTTGCTTTTTGTTTCTTTGCTAACATATTATATCGGTCAGCATTAACAACTGTAAATTTAGTAGTGTGTAAACCACCTTTAACAATTCTAAAGTATGTATTGTGAAGAGCTACTATTTTTGGTTCAGGATATCTTACAATATCATCTGTTAAGTAACCAACATCTACATACCACCATTCTTTACCTTCTTCTTCACACTTTCTAATTTCTTCTACATTCTTACCTGCTAAACCCCAAAAGAAATGTATTTCATGGTCTGCGTCTTTCCAACCCTTTTCAATTGCTGGCCAGATTTGGTGAGATAAACACTTATCCCATCCTATTTTATGTGTAATTATTGCCATTTTAATAACCTTTTATGTACTTCGCCTGAATTAATTTCATCAATAGTCCATTGTGTATAAGCACATTCATTTAACCATTGTTGTCTATTTATATCTACATTAATATTTTTGTTTTTTAAAATATCAACATTCTTAAATGACATAGGAAATGCATGTGATGTTTCTGATAATGCAATTGTTGGTATTCCCTCACACACTGATTCGACCAATGCATTACTTGAAAAGGATACTACTGCTCTTGCACCATCTAAGTCTTTTTGAAACCCACTGCCACCATTTGTTTCTGAATAGTCATCATAATTTGTACTGTATATAATCTTATTCTTCATTCCTTTTTGTCTAAATCTATTGAAGAACCCACCTTTTGCTGAATTTATATCACCATACTTACCTAAGAATCTAGGATGGAATCTAATGACAATATCTTCGTGTGTCACTTTTGAAATGTCCTGAATAACTTTATACAAATAGTTAATATAGTTCCACTGTATGCCTTCGCCTTTTGTATATCTTGTTAGTTTATTTAAATATTCATCTGTATACAAATCATTTAAACTTGTATCGCTAGGATTTTGTAGGCAGATAAGAATATAACTACCTTTGTTTCTCCAAGGTTTAATCTCTATACCTTGTTCTTGTTGTATTTTATTCCATCTATCAGGACCTACACCTTTGTTTGCAAAGTATCCTTTATTCCATGTGTAACAACCTGTACTAACTCTATATTGGTAACTAGGTGTGCCTAACTTTAGACCTCTTCTAAATGTTGCACCCTCTATTATAAGTTGTGGTTTACCTGTACTTTTAATATAGTCATATTGTTCTTTATAGTCTTTGTAAATACCTTTGATACCTGTGGTAATATAGGCGTCAGCTGTAGGTGGTAGTGGGTTTTCAAAATCATATAGTTTAAAATCTTTGTGTTTAGGGAATATGTAAGAGCTACTATTTGTTTCTTCTATTTCATCTACTCTAAATGAACCTTTAAATCCAATTATCACTCTGCAACCTCTCAGTGGCTTCTAAGGCCGCACCATTTTTAAATTCTTTATCTGTAAACTGACAAGCAAGTAGACTGTATTGCCATTCCATAATCTTGTCTTCTGTTGGGTAATAAGGCTTTTCTATGTCTGCAATTGTTGTACTTGAAACTGGTGCCGATTGTGATATAGGGTCTACTATGCAAGGCACTCCAGCTAATATTGATTCAACAGCAACTGTTGATTGAAATGCTACAACACACCATGCACCTTTTAAACTTTCTGATAGAGGAGTTAATGCTTCTTTATATCTAATTCTTATTGGTCTATCACTAAATGCTCTAATGTCTCTCTCTGTCTTCTCCAACCAACCGTCAACTGTAATACCATAGACATTAGCAATTGGTTTCGTTGGTGGAATTATTAATATTTCACCACCTTGTTTTAAAAATGGCTTGGGTTTCTTAGGCTCACCATACTTCTCAATTCTCTTTCTATCTATATTTTCTAATTTTAAAAGGTAATTGAGTTGTAACTGACTTCGTATCATTCTATATAATATACCATTAGGACCTGGCAGATAATCTCTCGTAGCATGAAAATATGCATGGTCTAAGTAATAGAAAGTATGTTTTCTCTTTTGTGCTTCTTGTATAATTCTGTGTGTACCTCTAAGAGTACCAATAACTGCAACTGGATTCTTTGTCCAATCTCTAATATTAAAAGTGTGCCAATGTGCGTTTTCGTATTGACCAATCTTTTGGTTTCTGCCTAAATCAGGTCTATGTTCAATGCCTCTACCATCACTAGCAAGATTCATTAAGAATCTATCTTTACCTGTGCCTGTTAAAAATACTTCTATCATTTTATATTAATCTTACACTGTTGGTGGTAATAGTCAAACCATTCTGAATGATAATCGCAATTGTTAGTATCGTGAAACCAAGGACCTCCTTCTGTATAATGAACGTTCTTTACATCTTTCTTATGTTCGTATTCATCTGCTAACCAATTCCATTCTAATGGCAATTCGCCAATTAGATTTTCATTCTCTAACCATTTAAATTGATGTAATTGTAATCCTGAAGCTGTGTTAACATAATCTGGTGTTAATGATGTACACTTATCACAATTCATTAACATAAAACTAGACCAATTCTTTTTAGGATAAGAAGTTTGCGTCTGACCTAAAAACTTTTTATTTGAATTAGGTGTATAATCATGTTTACAAACTTGAACGGCATATTTTTCATCACGTAATCTCCATAGTTCAGAAATATCACCTAACATTAATTGGTCACAATCCATAAAGAGTGCCCAACCTTTATAATCTGCTAGATAAGGTACTATGAATCTACTAAAACTAAATTCAGTTGATTCTAAATTACCTCGTTCTCTAGTAAATGTATCTTTTATATTAGGTAAATAAACAGGTGTGATTGACACCGGTCTTGTACTGTTTTTTAATATACTATAAGCAAGTACACTAAAGGCTGCCTTCTCTTTACTATCATAACCAATAAAAATGTTTATCATTAAAATTGCCTTTCTGGACTTCTCAATAATTTCTTACGTTTAGGACCTTTAATGTGGTCGTAAACAGGTCCTAATATAGACCTTGCTTGTACATGGCCAGGTTTACCATCACCAATACTATAATTCTTACAACCATATATCTCTTCTGTTTGTTTTCTTACATAATCCCATACAAAACTATCATGGCTTTCTTTTAGTTTATAAATGTTATCTGAATTGTACATCTCTTTCATCTTAGCTGCATATTCTAAACAGTTTTCATGTCGTCTGTTAAAGTATAAGAAACCACACTCACTGTAAAGGTCACCTCTACCAAGATATGTCATAAAACTTTCTTTTCTATGGATATGTTTTTCAATCCACTCTTCATCAATTGTTTTATTAAAGATACTGTCTGCGTCAATACAAATTAGACCATCATAGTCTTCACTTGTAATAATCTCGTTTGTGTATGCATACACTTTGTAACTAAATCTAACTGCGTCATGTAGATAACCTTGTGGTGTATCTGAAACTGGTCTATCTTTGTTTCGTTCAACGAATTCTTTTAACTCTGGTATCTCATCAAATGATGAACGTATTACTAGACCTTTCATGTTTGGTATATCTAACATGTCTTCACTGTAAACAATCAAATCAAAAGGCCAATTATAAGTCTCAAAAAACTTATGTCCGTATTCTTTATATAATTTTTTATTTAATGTTGTAACTACACCAATATTCATTTTCTAAAGACCGCCTCCTTACGCAATTGTCCTAGTTTATTATAACCCCATTCTTTTAAAATGTCAACAATGGTATCATGTTCTTTCTTTTCTTCTTCATATGTTTTTCTACCAGGATTCATAGGTAGTTCTAATACTAATGTGATGTTATTATTTTTTAAAGTTTGTTCTGCGCCAAGTACAACGTTTCTTTCATTGCCTTGTACATCTACTTTCATAAAACCCACACGTTCAAGGTTGTATTCATCAATAGTGACTACATCTACCTTTGTGGTTTTAAGTTGAGTTGTTTCTAATTTTCTTAGACTGTTACCTGTTTGTACACCCCACTCATTAAGTGACATGTTACCACATTCATCTGGTGATGAAAAGAAGTCTACTTGACTTTGCTTTTCTTTTGATACTGCAACAGGATATAAGGTGTAATTTGTTTCAACCATATTAGTCTTAAATGCTAACTGATTATCTGGATGTGGTTCAAATGCATGAACAAATCTAAATCTTTTTGCTAAGTCTCTTGACCAAAAACCTACATTACCACCAACGTCAATTGCGTCAGCGTCAAAATTGTTACAGTGACTTAAACTGAAATCTCTTGTGTCGTGTTGATATTCCCATTTACCATTTATCTCTTTCAACATTCCTTCATAGTGGGTGTCCCAATCTGGTAAATGCCACCCTTTAATTAAATTCATTATCTGCTCCACATTTAGCTATGTAATAACTATCAACAATATCTGAAATTGGATTACCAACTTTTTCTGTATCAAATATTTTCTTCAAGTCAATTTTTAAATCTTTTTTAAATGCCTCATACATTTTATCTTTATCAGCATTACCTTTTCCTGTTGCAAATTTCTTTACAACACTTGGTACTATTATCTTATATGGTATATTTAGTTCTTCTAATCTGTACTTTAAAATGCCACAATTCTCAGCAATTTGAAATACACCACGGCCTTTTGAACCGAAAGGGTAACCTTCTATGTAAACATATGGATTGTGTGTTGATTGAATAACGTTGATTGCAAAATCTGATATATTTTTAAATCGTTCTATATCAGTTTTATATTCTTTGTGTGCCTCACCTACTATTGTATCGTTCATAGTCATTGCCCATTTCTTTTTACTTGTTAGGTAAAAGAACATCAATGCTCCATTATCAATACTAATTGCCGGAGAAGTTAAACTGTAATCAATCCCAATTAATGTCTTCTGTGTCTCTACCGTCTGCGTCATTAGGTATCTCCTCAATTGTATCACTTGGTTCATGTTCAACTTCCCAACCACAAAACGGACATGACATAGGTTCTAAATCTTGTTCATTAATATCCCACGTAACATGATAAGTTGTCTCACAGTTCGTACATTCTTTTCTTGCTTTTTCCATTATAGTTTAAATTTCTTAAATTGGTCTTTTTCAACATCTTGTTTAATTCCACCAATCACGTAAGATTCAATTTCTGTTTCTTGTGGTGCATTTTGTGTACCCTTTGAATTCAGCCAGTGGTCTGTCCATGGTAATGGATTTGTTCTTTGGTCGTACTTCGGAGTTAGGCCGATTGCTCTCATTCTTCGGTTCGCCATGTATTCTACAAATTGGTGTAACAGTTTTTCTGACAAACCAATCATACTTCCTTTGGAAAACAGATATGTTGCCCATCGCTTTTCCTCTTCTACTGCTTCGTCATACATTTTGATAACTTCTTTTTCGGTATCTTTGATGACTTTTAACATTGTTTTATCGCCTTCTACATCTCTGTAGTTATTGATAATACGTTGTGACATTGCTAAGTGTTGTGATTCATCTCTTGCAATGAATGATATAATTTTAGCACTACCTTCTAGTAGTTTTAATTCACCAAATGCAAACGAACAAGCAAACGATACATAAAATCTTAAACCCTCTAATATATTTACCGTTACCAATGCTTTCCATAATTTACTCTTTAGTGTATATTCATCTACTGACTTTTTATCTAAATGCCATTGATAACCTGAATCAATCAAGTCATCATAAGT